ACGCAGCGGGTACCCCAATATTTGCTAACGTTGGTACTACAGATGCTATTGTTACCTATACATTATCAGTCGGTGCTTCTACTACTGGTGCAGGTGTATTATGTGTTAACTATGTCGTTCGTAACTCTGACGGTACATTCCAACCAACAGCGTTTACAGCTTAATTAATCTGAACGGGGCTACGGCCCCTTCTTAAAACTAAGGAGATTAATTATGCGTCAGCAAATCGTAACAAAAACAGGTACTGGGTCAAGCAATGTCTTGGCTATGGATACATACATTAGCCCATTTAACGTGGGCTTTGGCGTTGTCGTAACAGGCACCGTAAATTACACAGTACAACACACGTTTGATAATCCTCAAACAAACCCAAACCCAACTTTTTTTAGCCATCCAACAGTCAATTCACTAGCAGTAAATCAAGACGGTAACTATGCGTTCCCAGTAGCGGCAATTAAAGTGCTAGTTAACTCAGGCGCGGGCACAGCAACACTAACAGTTATTCAAGCAGGAATTGCATAAAATGTCAAAATGCGCAGTTATTCAAGATGGTGTATTAGTCAACATTATTATGGCTGAAGTTACAGACACGCCACCAGAGGGTTGTATTTTGATTGAACTACCTGATTATGACATCGGTTACACATGGGATGGTGTGCGTTTTAATCCACCAAAGGCTATTGAGTAATGGCAACTAGATATTGGGTAAATGACACAGGCACTTGGGATGCTACAGACACATTTAATTGGTCTGATACTTCAGGTGGTTCAAACGGTGCTTCTGCACCAACATCTGCTGATAATGTTATTTTTAATTCACTCTCTGGTTCAGGTGGTGAAGTAACAATTGGTACTGGTGCTGTTTGTCTAACAATAACAGGTAACGGTGATTTAAATTTTAATTTTGGCAGTAACTTTTTAACTGTTGGAAGCCAAAAGGTAACAATATTAACAACAGGAACTGAATTTACGACTCCTGCCGACTGGAATAATGCGTTTAACAACATCTACTTAATTGGTGGCGGTGGAGGCAGTTCAGGCAGGGGAGTATCAGGAGCTACTAGAGCGGGTGGTGCAGGTGGTGGTGGGGGTGGGTTTAGACTTCTTACTAACCAAACACTAAGCGGTGCAGTATCTTACGCTATTGGTGCTGGTGGTACCGCTGGTGCAAGTGGTTTTAGTTCGGGTGGTACAGGTGGTACTACTACATGGAATACAACTAACACCGTTACAGGTGGTATTGGTGGTGTATCTTCAAGTGCACCTACGTCTGTAGGTGGTGCAGGTGGTACAGGAACATTTACAGGTGGTACTGGTGGCAATGGTTCTGTAACTACAACAGGTGAGCTTTTTGCTGGAGGTGGCGGTGGTGGTTCTGCTGGACCAAATGGTAATGGTGGTAATGGTGGTAATGGATTTGGTTCTGCAACAGCTTCCAATGTCGCTAACGGCGGCGGGGGTGGTAATGGCGGTGGTTCTGCTGGTAGTAACGCATCTGCTGCAGTATCAGGTGCAGGCGGTAATAATTCATTAGGTTCAGGTGGCGGAGCTGCGGTTACTGTTGGTCCTGGTAATGATAGTATTAATGGTGGTGGCGGTTCAGGCTCAATATCTGTAAACACTGGAGGTACAGGCTCATCAGGAATAGAAATTCTTGGTGCTTTTGGTTCAGGTGGAGCTGATGGTGGCGGTTCAGGGTCTAGTGGGCCTAATTATGGTGCAGGGGGTGGGGGCAGGGGTACTAATATAGGTATTGCAGCGCCAGGTCTTCTAGGCGCACAAGGTGCAATTATTATTGTTTATGCTCCACTACCACAACCACAACCACCATACACAGTCGGTGACGATGAAGTAGCAAATTTTGTTAATACCACATCAGGTCAAGTAATTGATGTTGTTGCTAATAATGGACTGGGCGGCCCTGGAGTAGTGACTAGAGCAAGCTTATCAGAAAGACGTGACTTATCTTTCGTCGTTGCTACAAGCATGCAGTTTTTAACCATTGATGTAACATCACTACCAAACTACATTGCAGGCAAGTCAGACATTACAATTACTGTAAACGCTGGTGTGTATGTGTATGGGTATTATCCAACACAAGTATACAATTCAAACGTTGAACCTGTAGATGTAAACAGGGTTAATGCTTCTTTTCAAATTATAGGCGGAGCTGCGGGAGACACAGTCAAGTTAGTAAACAACGGTAACATTGTAGGCGCTGGTGGAGATGGTGGAGGGGCTTGGCTGCTATCAGGTGGTTCTGCATATTACAAAACTGCAAGTAAAGGAAACGCTGCGCTATCATTTATAACCCCTGGAATATCACTATCTATTGAGAACAATGGATATATTGCTGGCGGTGGTGGTGGCGGCGGGAATGGTGGTAATAATAATTATAATTGTTTTTATGAACAGGCAATTGCTCAAGGCGCTGGCGGTGCAGGGGGTGGTATTAGCGGAATACCCAGTCTTGCGGCTGCTAGAGCTATACCGCCCGCATTTGGTCGTGATGGGATAACTGCTACCAACTACGCATGTTGCTACGGTGTATTTATGAATGGTGGCGGGGGCGGTGGTTTTAAATTAGCTCCTCCAGATAATGTAGGCGGCACCAATTCAACATCCAATAACATTACTACAGGGTTTGGGGGTGGAACAGGTGGTGGTGGCGCAGTTGTAGCCGCAAGTATCAATGCATGGAACAATTATGGCGGAGATGGAAACAATGCAGCCCCAACACCAACTTTGTTTGCTAGTACAAATCAAGGTGGCGGGGGCGGCGGTTGGGGTGCAGCAGGTGGTGCTGGATATGCAAGCTTTTCAGTGTTTCAAGTAGGTGCAGCTGGTGGTAACTCTATCGTTACTAACGGAAACGCATACACACTAACAGGCTCAGGCGCACTATACGGCACAGTAAACACGGCAACAACTTCAGTAGTTTATACAATTGCAGCGTCAAGCGAGACAGGAACAACACTAGATTTAACATCTATTCCAGGGTATGCCGTAGGTACTAACGTTGTAGTAATAGTACCATCAAGCGTAATACTTGCGTCTAACAATACCTCAACACCAGGACTAACCTTAACTCAATCAGATACAAGTAATAACCCCTCTAGCGTAAAAGTAGTTATAAACGGAGCTATTTTGGGTGCTGGCGGAGTTGGCGGAAGCGAAACAATTACAACCTTAACTGGCGGTGAAGCACTTAGAATATCTACCGATTTTGTAGGCCCTTATATTATTGATAACACAAACGGCATCATTGCAGGAGGCGGAGGTGGCGGCGGTAGAGGCCAAAATAATTCTTTATTAGGCTCGGCTACAAAATTTACCTATGGCGGCGGCGGCGCAGGGCTTAATGGCTCAAGTGGAGGTGTAGGGAACGCAGCTTATAATGCAGGAGTAGTAAGCGGAGTAGCTTCAGGCACCAACGGGACTAACGTAGTAGTTGGGTCAGTTACATACTCATCAGGTGGCTCAGGTGGTACTATACTACCAGGGACAAATACATTAAATACGGGTACGTTTACAAATAACTCTTTCCCAGGACTAGGTGGCACAGCTGGTGGCTCAGGTGCGTTCTTTACAACAACTTCAGTAGTAAATCCTGGTAACTTTGGTGGTGGATTCAAAATATCAGGTGGAACTACGGCAAATGCCAGCACTGCAAATGGCTGCTCAGGTGGCGGTGGCGGTGGATGGGGTGCTGCTGGTGGAAATGGTAAACGGATTACCAGTATTACTCAAAGTGGTGGGCAGGCAGGAAATGCAATAAAACTAGGAAACATTCTTGCAAGAGTGTGGGTGACAGATACAACAAGAATTGCGGGGACAGTAAATTTTTATAGCGCTTAGGAAAATAACATGGCAAAACAATATCAAATTCAAAATTATATTAAAGGTGACGCAGAGTTTTTTGATACTAAGGCGGAAGCAAGCGCTCGTATTAAAGAACTAGAGACACAAATCTTAACAGAACATGCTGGTAGATTTAGCATTATTCAAACAGTGCAAACAGCTAACGGCATGTTATGGATTGCCCCGTCTGAGAACTCAGAAGAAGATGGTGACTACATGGTGTTCATTAGTTCTACTGGTCAGTATGAAAAAGTAAAAGGTCGCACAGCAGCGTATGCTAGAAACCAAGAGCTTAAAGATGCGTTCTTAGCCGAACTAGCACAAGAACCTGTATTAGCAGAAGCGCCAGTACAACCAGTCACAACAGGCACACAAGAGCTATGATAAAAAACGTCCCTCCAGCCCACTCGTTTACCTATGATGGTGCGAGGATTAACGTATTTTACGTTAACAAGGGTGAGGGATTACCTAAACATAGTCACATATACGCTCATGCATCGTTTTGTACAGCAGGTTCATGTATAATTCGTAAAGAAAACAAAGAGCTTGTGATGGACAAAACCACACAGCCAGTAAACTTACTACAAGACAGTTGGCACGAGATAGAAGCACTAGAAGACAACACCGTATTCATTAACGTATTCGCGGATAAACATAATGGCTAAAGAAACTAAACCAGCTAAGGCGATGAAGAAGGGCGGACCTACGCTTGCAGTGGGTCGTGGTGAAAAACTACCTACCGATAAAGGTGCTGGACTTACAGCCAAAGGTAGGGCAAAATACAATGCAGCAACAGGGTCTAACCTAAAGGCACCACAACCAGAAGGCGGACCACGTAAGAAGTCGTTCTGCGCGCGTATGTCAGGTATGCCAGGCCCTATGAAGGATGAAAAAGGTCGTCCTACCCGCAAAGCAGCTTCACTAAAAAGATGGAAATGTTAAATGATTAAAGAACTCTTAGAAAAACTGGATTCGGTTAACGAGCATACTAAACATGTAATTGACTGGACCTCAATTGGAATTGCCTTTGGCTCTCTAATACAAATACTACCATCAATAGCAGCAGCGTTATCAATCTTGTGGACGGTAATTAGAATCTACGAAACTAAGACGGTACAGAGTTGGATTAAGAAGTGGGGTAAGAAAAATGCCTAGTACATTTCGCAAAGGAGGATCAACAAATCCTAAGATGCAAAGTATTAACAAGCAGCAAACGAACCACGGCTCTATACAGATGCCTAATGTTAACTTAAACAAATACATGAAAATGAAGGATGGCGGTATGGCTAAATCAGATATAAAAATGGACATGGCTCAAGACAAGAAGGTAGTCAAGAAAGCCGTTGGTATGCATGATAAGCAAATGCATGGTGGAAAGAAAACAGATATGTCAACTCTTAAAAAAGGTGGCATGTGTAAGAAGATGGCTACTGGCGGTATGGCTATGGTTGAAAAAGACGGTAAGAAAGTCCCAGCCTTTGCAGCAGACGGCATTGGTAAAATGAAAAAAGGCGGCATGGCTGGTAAGCACGTAATGCCAGGCGGTAAGGTAATGAAAGATTCTGATATGGGTAAGATGGCTAAGATGTCTAAGGGTGGTTGCTCTAAGATGGCTAAAGGTGGTGGCATTGAAGTCCGCGGTAAAACTAAAGGAAAGATCTGTTAATCATGGATAAAGAATATAAAGACTTAACACCTAAAGAAAAATATGACTATGCAGTTAAGCAAGACGCAGATAAGTCACAACCTGGCACAATGGAAATGCTTGGTAACTTAGGCAAAAAAATTAAAGACTCTGTTATGGGCACCAATAAGCCAGCTGCTCCAGTAAAGAAAATGGCCAAAGGCGGCACAGCTTCAAGCCGTGCTGATGGTTGCTGTGTTAAAGGCAAGACTCGCGGTAAGATTTGTTAAGGAGTTATCATGGCAACTGAATTAGAAAAATCATATAAGTTTATGAAAGACTTTGGCGTCATGGGAAGAACTCGTGGCAAAAATTCATGGAAAGATAGCGTATCCAAAAAAGAACAAGCTAAAGCTGAAGAATACTTTGGTTTAAAACCAGGCACTGGTGCATCTTGGGAAGACAGCAAAAAGAAAAAGCCAGTAAAAGTAACTAAGAAAGAAGTTACAGTAGAAACTCCAACAGGCGACATTGGTAGCGTAGATCGCACAATGGATGTAATGAACTCTGGCCCAGACATGAGCGCGACAAACATGCCTGCACCAGTTATCGAAGCATCATCACAAGCTGCCAAGCCATATCAGAATACAGATCCAGCTAAGGTTGTTGATAAAGACCGCACAACATGGATTGATCCAATGGTGCAAGCGCGTAGATCAATGGGCTTTAAAAAAGGCGGCACTGTAAAGAAATCAAGCAGCTCTGTTTCAAGTGCATCACGCCGTGGCGATGGTTGTGCACAACGTGGCAAGACAAGAGGAAGATTGGTATGAGAGCTTCTAGAGGAATGGGTGACATCAACCCCAGTAAAATGCCTAAAGGCAAAAAGATCATTCGCAAAGACAAACCACAAGACGTAGAGATGTACAAAAAAGGTGGTAAGGTATCATTACCAAGCGCCCAAAAAGCTCCTAAAGGTAAGAAGTATGCCGAAGGTGGTAATGTTAATGCTGCGGGTAATTACACAAAGCCTGAACTAAGAAAACGTATTGTATCTGCTGTAAAATCAGAAGCCACCCACGGTACAGGCGCAGGTCAGTGGTCAGCCAGAAAAGCGCAGTTAGTTGCTAAACGTTATAAAGCTGCAGGCGGTGGATATAAATGAGCGCTCTAGCTAAAAGCCAGAAGTCTCTAAAAGCTTGGGGTGACCAAAAGTGGACCACCAAGTCAGGTAAAAAATCATCTGAAACGGGTGAACGATACTTACCTGAACAGGCGATTAAAGCACTTAGCCCAGCAGAATATGCTGCAACAACCAAAGCAAAACGTGCAGGTAAGGCAGCAGGTAAACAGTTTGTAGCACAGCCAGACAAGATTAAAAGTAAAGTTAAACCTTTTAGAAAAGTAAAATAAAATGACTGGTTTCTACGTTAGTTTTATTACAGGCATGATGGTTGGTATTGAATTAGCCGACTACGAAGACAGCAACTTTTTAATTATAGATTTATTCATAGTGCAAATTATGTTTGAGTGGGAAAAGAAATGACAACTACAGGTACCGCATCATTTAACTTAGATTTAAATGACCTCATTGAAGAGGCATTTGAGAGATGCGGATCAGAGCTGCGTACAGGTTATGACTTTCGCACAGCTCGCCGTAGTTTAAACTTACTAACAATAGAATGGGCAAATCGTGGAATCAACTTATGGACTATTGAACAAGGCCAAATCACTCTTACTACAGGAGTGGGAGTATATGACTTACCTGTTGACACCATTGATTTATTGGATCAAGTAATCCGTACCAATGCTGGCAGTGCATCTAATCAAACTGATATTAATATCAGCCGCATATCAGAGTCTACTTACTCAACTATCCCAAACAAGTTAGCACAGGGCCGCCCTATTCAGGTATGGATAAATAGACAATCAGGAGCTACTACGCCAAGTGGAATTAAATACCCGCAAATCAATATATGGCCTACACCTAACGATCCAGACAACCAATATATTTTTGTTTATTGGCGCCTACGCAGAATACAGGATGCTGGTGATGGCGTTAACACTCAAGATATTCCATTCCGCTTTCTGCCATGTATGGTTGCGGGATTAGCTTATTACTTAAGCATGAAGATCCCAGGTGTAGATCCTAATCGCTCAGTGGCACTTAAGGCAGACTACGAACAGCAGTTTCAGTTGGCGGCGGATGAAGATCGTGAGAAGGCATCAATCCGTTTCGTCCCTCGTAACATGAGTTATACAAGATAATGGCAAGCAAGTATGCCAGTGGTAAGCACAGTATTGCTCAATGCGATAGGTGTGGACAAAGATACAAGTTATCCCAGCTTAAGAAGCTGACAATTAAGACTCACCAGGCCAACATTAAAGTATGTTTTGAATGCTGGGATCCTGATCAGCCGCAACTACAGTTGGGTATGTACCCAGTAAATGATCCACAAGCGGTTAGAGAGCCACGGCCAGATACAAGCTATGCGGTATCAGGGATAGGAACGTATGGGTATGCACAAGATGGTAGCCGTCAGATTCAGTGGGGATGGGCGCCCGTAGGTGGGGCAAGTGGTTTTGATACAGTATTGACACCAAATAACTTGATTGCAATTGGTCAAGTAGGTATAGTAACGATAACAACTTAGGAGTAATAAAATGGCTTATAAATCAGGCGCTGATGGCGTAACTAAATCAGGCAAAACAAAAGGCAAGAACTTGGGCGATGATGGTAAAAAAGTTGGCGTTCAATCAGGCAAAGGTTCTAAAGGTGTTTCATCTGACTCAATGAAATCAGTGGGTCGTAACCTAGCTCGCGTAGCAAACCAAGGATAATATCATGGCTAAAAATGATTTTGTAAAAGTAACTCCAGCTGACTCCTATCCGTTAGGACACGCTAAAGAAAATAAAGACGCTAGTGCATATACTGATTTTGTATATCCATCAGGTGGTGGCAATGATATTGGCGTGTACAAACAGCCAATGAACAACACTTACAGCGCAGACATTAATGACAGCGTTAACCCAAACTCTCGTGCGGCTAAAGATGTAGGCCCTTCAACACGTGCTATGAATGTTAGTATTGGTGATAGCGGTGCTA